GCGCCGCCGCGTAGAGCGGCGAGACGCCGACGAGGGGATGGAAGAGCGTCAACGCGCGGTCGTGAACGACGTCCTCGGCCGGGATGAGGAAGTAACTCTCGACGCCGGCGAGCCGATCCTCCGCGACCGCGTAGTAGACCTGCCCGTCGCCGCCGACCTTCACGGTTACGCGCTGCGGGTCGAGGACGTAGAGCGCGCGGACGACCTGCCGCGCGTCGTACTCCTTCAAGACGTAGGCGTTGCCCCAGAGCAGCTTCGAGATCACCCATTGCTCGAAGAACTGCATCGGCGTCTGGTAGCGGTTCGGCCGCCGCAGGACCGGCGAATAGGCCGGGTTCGCCTCGTTCTTCCAGATCTCCGGCTTGACCTCCTTCTGAAGGTGAAGCGGGAGCTTCGCGACGTCGCGAGCGATGAGCTGGACGCACGCGTAGACGGGCGAGGACGTCAGGAGCGTCTGCGTGTTGTCGATCGTGAGGTGCCGCTGCCACATCCCGGCGAAACCCTCGACGACCCATCCCCAGCGGGTCCCGATCCGGAACTGGTCCGTGATCGGCGTCACGGTGTTCTCGTCGGTCTGCTTCCGGCGGAAGAGCTGCCGGAGCGCCGGGAGCTTCACTGGAGCGTCTTCCCGCGACGCGTCCGACGCGCCGTCATGGCGCGGGTCCCGTAGGTCGGCTCCTCCTGCGGGACGGGATCGGGTTTCCGCTCCGCTCGGCCGAGCACCGTCATCAGGTGGACGTGCTGCGGCTCGACGTCAAATTCGTCGCCAGGCTGGAGGATCCGGCCGGCGTAGACGTGCTGGTTCTTCGAGATCATTCGGATCATCTTCGGCACGACGCTGCCTCCAGAACCGGGTGCTGCGAGAAAAAGCGGGGCGGCCCGGAGGCCGCCCCTAACGTGGGGGCAACGAAGCCCGGTTAGACGTAGGCCGCCGTGCGGATGAACGCGCAGGCTTGCGACCGCGCCTTCGCCCAGTTGCAGTAGCGGACCGCCTTGATCGCGATCGACTCGGTCTGGAACATCGAGACCATCGTCGTCGCGGTGGCGGTCGCCGTCGACTGGTTCGTCGGCGCGTTGTCCATCTGGATCGCGACCTGATCGGACGCCTCGACCATCGCCTGACCGTCGTCCGCGAGGAAGACCTCGCCCGGGTTCAGGAGGACCAGCATCTCCGAGTAGTTCGGGGAGCCGCTGATCGCCGCCGCTTGCGTCGTGAAGACCGGGAGCCCCATCAGCGTCCCGCCCATCATCGTCAGACCCGGGAACTGCGGCATCCCGAGCGACGTCTGCATGAGCGAGAGCGCCTGCGCGAGGTGCTCGGTCATGATCACGACGCACTCGCCGATCGACAGGTTGTTGTCGAGCATCGTGTCCGTCAGGTTCTTCCAGTCCGCCTTGAAGGCCGCGTAGTCCGTGCCCGAGGCGGAGATCGGCGTGACGCCGTAGGTCAGCGACGCCGGCTGGATGTTCGTCTGGCCGCCCTCGTTCGGGTCGATCAGCGAGACGTCGAGCTTGCGCTGGAGTTCGCGCGCGAGGTCGTTGCGGACCATCAGCTCGGCGCTCGGCGTCGAGAGCCGCGCGAGTTCCTTGTCGATCGCGACCATCCCGGCGACCTTCGCGATGCCGAGCGAGACGCTCGACGTCGCCATCTGGCTCATCGGGATCGGCTTGCCTTGCCCGACCCAGTAGCCGGTCGAGCCGGAGGTCTGGCTCGCGACGCGGACGTTGAACGGCACGTTCCGCCAGCCGGAGATCCGGCCGAGGAGGGTCTTCGGACGCAGGTACTCGATGAACTCGCTCGCGATGTTCTGCGCGTAGGCCAGCTCGCTCGCCCACGTTGCGGTCGTCGAGTCGCCAGCGTTGACCGCCGCCTTCAGCGCGAGGGCGACCTCGGGCGCGGAGTCCATCCACGTCCGGTCGTTCTTGTAGATCTCCTCGGCCGAGACGAAGCCGAGCGAGTTCGTCATCGCCTTCGCCCGCGCGATCGCCATCGCCATCCGCGCGAAGCGGACGCCGGGCTCCAGGTTGCTCTTCGCGCGAACCTGCGCCGGGACGCGCGCCGCCGCCGGTTTCCCGGCCGCGTCCGGTCCGGCGTCGACCGCCTTCGCCTGCTCGGCGTTCAGCTTCTCCGCCACGCGGAGGCGCGCGAGCTGCGCGTCGATCGCCTTGATCTCGGCTTCGAGCGTGTCGAACTGCTCCTGCTCCTGCTCGTTCATCGTCTCGCCGCTCTCGCCCGACTTCTGGACGAGCGATTGCAGCTCGGCCGACTTCGCCGCGCGGGTCGCCTCGAACGCCGCGATTTGTTCCTTGATCGTCTTCATCTCTGTCTTCCTTCTGAGGTTGACGCCCGCAGCGCCGGGCTTCGTTGAAACGGTGACGGTCTTGACCGTCGACCGAAGATCGACCTCGCGAGTCGCGAGGCTTGCGGCGTCCGCCGCCTTGATCGCCGAGATGCTCGCCTCCGCGTTCGCCGGGATCGTCACGGCGGAGAGTTCGAGCCAGTCCCACTTCGAGAACTTGATCCCGCCGGTCTCGTCCATGAACGAGTGCTCGATGGAGCGGAACCCGATCGAGAGACCGCGCACAAGCCCGTGCTTGATCGACTGCCACGCCTCGTCGAGGCGCTCCTTCAGCCGGCCCGGCTCCGAGATCTTGACCATCTGCGCGGTGATCGCGATCCCGTCCTTCGTGACCTTGGCGGCCGTGACGTGCCCGATGGGCTCCCGCGAGTTGTGCTGCCATAGCAGCGGGATCGGGAGCTTGAACTGCGCGCCCTTCGGGTCGACGATGTCCCCGACGCGGTCCGGCGTGGGCGTCGTCGCGATCCCGGAGATCACGCGCTTGTCGTCGTCGTCCTCGTCCTCGTCGACCGCCCTGATCTCGAAGGTCGAGTAGGCGCGCTGCATCACGCTCGGGTCGCGGAGTGGCATCTGTGGGCTCCAAAAGGAAAAAGCCCCGCTTCAACGCGAAGCGGGGCAGTGTCTCGGATTCGATTGCCGGATCGTGCTCCGGCAGGGCGCTAGAGGATGATGATCGAGTAGTCTTGGGTCTTCGCGCGGAGCTTCACGCCGATCGCCATCAGAAGCGCGACGAGGTCGTCGATCTTGTCCCCCGACCTCTTGCGGTCCGGCGCCATGTTTAGGTTGTCGTCGTAGCGGACGACGATGTTCGACGCGCACCAGCCGAGGACCGGATCGCCAGCGTGCGCGAGCGCGCCGGACATGTAGATCCGCTCGAACTCCTTCATCGCCGGGTGATAACTTTTCGGTCCCTGAATGAACTCTTCGAGAGGGAGTTGCTTCTCGCCGAGTTTCAGGACGATCTGCGAGGCGTTCCAGCGGTCGTAGCCGATCGACTGGATGTTGAAACGTTCCCACGCGTCGAGGACGCCGGTCAGGACGACCTCCTGGTCGATGACGTCGCCGTCGATCACTTCGAGCAATCCGGACGCGACCCATCCCGCGTAAGGGACCGTCCCGCGCACGGTCCGCTTCTCGACCGCCCGGCTCGGGACCCAGCGTCGCCCCCAGGTGTAGAGGACGCCGTTCAGATCCCAGACGAGCCGGAACGCGCAGAAGTCGGTCGTCGAGGCGAGGTCGAGGCCCGCGAAGCACGGAGCGCGTTCGAGCGCGGCGAGATCTACCGGCTTCGCGCACGCCTTCCACTTCTCGTAACTGATCCAGCCACGCGCGGTCGAACTTTGTCGGTTCAACCGCTTGATTCTGAACTCGGCGAGCCGGCCCGGCATCTGCTTCGCTTCGAGCGCGGCTTCGCGGATCTTCCCGAGAAGATGGGGATTCGCTTCGAGTAGCGGGTTCGCCTTGACCCACGCCGACTCGTCGAAATCGTCGTCCGCCGGCCGATAGTCCGCGTCTCCCGGCTTCCCCTGCTCGTCGTCGAGCGCGAAGATGAGCGCGAGGAAGTGATCAGCCTCGACGACTCCGCGAAGTATGTTCTGCGCGAACTGCCGAAGTTCCGGCCAGGGTCCCGGCGTCTCGTATCCCTCGGTCGTCGTGTAGAGCCATAGCGGGTTCGATCGGGCTCCGGCCGCCGACTGAAGGACGTTCAGGAGGTCGTGCGTTTTGTGCGCGTGGATCTCGTCGAGCGCCGTGTGCGACGGGTTCAAACCGTCCTGCGTCGACGCTTTAGCGTTGATCGGCTTGAAGCTCGCGCCGTTCTGCCAGCGTGCGATCGAGTTCGCGAACGGCTCGACGGCGAACGCTTCGCGAAGGTCCGGCGTCTTCTCGACCATCTTCTTCGCGACGTTGAAGATCATCCGCGCCTGCGACCCGGTTGTCGCCGCCGAGATGAGCTGCGCTCCGAGTTCGTCCTCGCAGCACTGACAGTAGAGCATGATCGCCGCCGCGATCGTGCTCTTCGCGTTCTTCCGCGCGACCGCTAACAACGCCGACGTGAACCGCCTCCCACCGTCCCGAGACCTGAAGCCGAACAGGTTGACGACGAAGAAGACGTGCGCGGGATGTAACCGTATCGTCGGCTCGTCCCACTTCCCTTCGACGTGAGGGAGCTTCTCGATGAATCCGCACGCGTCGTTTGCGTGCCAGCGGTCGAAAAGGAACGCGGACTTCGCGCTCTTCGATCGCTCCAAGTC